ACGTTTAGCGGTAACCTAAAGCAACTAAGCGACGGATATTAGGACCAACTGATCCACCAGTTCCGTTTAACCCTTGAGTATTAATACTGTTATCAAAACCAGAGCCGGCGGAACCGGTTGCAGTAAATGTATGCCTATGATGCGAACTTTCGTGCTTATCAATAGTATAGGATACAGTATTACCGCTTTTGGTTATAAGAGCTATTCTTCTATGTTTCGCATGTTCCCCGCCATTAAAATAATTACCGGCAAATCTAATAGTAGCTGCTGCGTGTGTATTAACACCAGCATTTCCGCCCCCTGTTACTGGGTCTTCAAGATGATGCATACTAACATGTTGGCCTGATGCACCAGGAAGCAAGTTATATAATACACCAACTACCGGGTCGCTTGCAAAAGTACTAACACTTGAAGCTGAAACTAGACTAAAAGAATTGTTATATGCACTAAGGTTAAAAAATCCCCCTCTACCCTCAGCGTTTAAATTAGTTTGTGCCCCGTTGTTTGATCCAGTCAATGGGGGCGGTGAGCCAAATGCATTTGTAAGGGCTGTTTCTACCACTACATCTTGATTAGCTCTTGTCCCATACAGAGCATCAGTAAAGGTTTTATTATTGTTATTATAATCGGCCATGTAAATATTTATTGATTTAAGAGCTATTTTATCACCTTTATTACATTTAAATAAAAAAAAACAGCAGAGCGAAAGCTCTGCTGTTTTGTGATTGTCTCGCGACTGCTGCTTAATCAGCGATGTACTAGAAGTACACTGATTGAGAAGCTGGCGTAAACGCAGTACCGAGTCCCTGAACAATAACGACATGATAGTAGAGATTTGCTCCGAAGATGTTGTCAACAACACCATAACGAGTAAGCAAGCCAACACGTGGCGCGAAGTCGTTAGGACCAATAGTTCTCTGTACCATGACAGGAATGTAAGGACAATAAATGATACCAGTATCGTAGAATTCAGGGCCTTTATAGCCAAGAAGTGCATATTCAATACCAGTCGTGGGCGATTGCCCATCGTACTGATTAGTATATACATCATCGTTCTGAACTTCAGTACGAGTATCACGGTAAACGTTAAACCTTCCTCCGATTGAACCAATCTTAGCAATACCGACAGGCTGTGTGTTTACATCACCTTGAACAGGTACCCACTGGAATTCAGGGAGCATTTCAAGAATGGCGGCAACACGAGGAGTTGCTACAATAAAGTTAGCAGATCCGCGTCTGTTACGTACGGCGATACGATTAGCTTCAATGATAAGACGCTGATAGAAGTCTCTATTACGCTCAACTAACCAACGGCCATCTGCAGAAGCAGGTGACCAAATGGTGTAGCCTTTTTTGTGTCCTGCATTCAAAGCTGCCTGGATCATTCTCATGAGCATTTCTCGGTCGATCTCAGCTTGAATCTCATACGACATAGCGTTTGTGATCTCAGCATCAATATCGATACCGTTCATGTTCTTAAGGTCTTGCTCAAGCTCGACGGACCAACGTGCTCCAAGGCGGCGTGTGCCAGCCTCAACAGCGGTCTTCTCAAACTTAACCTCAACCTGAGGAATGTTTCCAGTAATTTCAAAAGCAGAAAGAACACTAGCAACACCACCATCTTCATCCGCATATTCCCAGTAGCCGGCTACTCCACTTAACTTAGTGGAAGACGACCCTGTAAAACGCGTATCAAGAAGTTGATATCCAAGCTCATCAGCAGGGAGATCTGCGGAACCGGTGTATAGCGCCTTGCGGGCGCCATCCCAGTTTCCACCTCCGCCACCGCCGGAGGCACCGCCATCGGTACCACTACCGAGAGTTGCCCCTTGGTAGGCGTAGCGAAGTGCAAATGCTAATCCAACGGGACCAGACATAGGTTGCACACCAACGATTTCGTTGGTGATAAGCTCGGGGAACGTACGACGAATCATCGGGATAAGCACTTTAGGAAGACGAGCATCACCAGTCGCATAATTATCACCGGAATTAATAGACCCCGGTGGGTTATACAGGCTGTGATTGGTTGTACCACCACCGAAAGCACCGGTATTACCAGCGCTATTGGCTTCCTCAATACACCACTTCTCTTGGTTTTCAAGAAGAATGGCGGTATTCAGGCGTGTATGATCGTCTTCAATGGGCTTAACACTATCAGAAGAATATTCAAGAACGGGAGCCCACTTTTCAAGTAGGACATCTGCTCTATCTCTATCGATAAATGATTGTGGTTTGTTATTCATTAGACGTTTCCTTTCATTTTTACATCATGGGATTAAATCCCAAGTTACTCAGGTGACAAGCACCTCATTGTTCAGGGTTGAAATTATTTGTGTGATCTCCTTAACTCATCTACGTATGGGTTACGGGTCACTTTTTTCTCCTCTGTAATTGGTTGTACTGGGGCATCTGTTTTAACTTTACGTGTTTTGTATGCCTCTTCTTTAAGAACTGAAAGTCTTTCTTTTTCTTTTCTATCGAACAATTTAGCAGTATAATCAAAATTTTCTTCAATAAACTTTGGAGACTTATCACTTAAAATCTTAAATAAGTACTCCCTCTTTTTACCAACCATTGCGGATGTCTTGTTTTCAAGTATTAAAGTAGATGATTGCTTATTATATGCTTGTTTCAAAAGAGTATTTTCTTTTTCAAACTTATTCACCTTTTCAGTTAACTGATCGATTTGAGTTTTTCCATCCATAACAGCGTCCTTTACAGATTCGCTCATTAAACTAGAATCAACTGCGAGTACTTTTCTTAAATTACTAAGAACCTCTCTAGCAGTTCTATTCTTTGTAGCTTCTTCAATAGCTTCCGTAGGAACAGACTCTTCAATATATTCATCTAAGTAGTCTGAAATGCTCTCAACTAAAGTAGTTTTAAATGTATTAGCTGTTCCCGTAAGTTCCTTTTCATACCTTTTAACAACGTTAATAAGCTTATTAGCATTATTAATATCAACAACTTTAACTACTTTCTTTAGCTTAGTAGTATGATCTTTGTCAATTGCACCTACTAACTCTTGAAGTTTTTCAGCATAAAGTTCATCTTGGCTAGTTAAAGCTGCTTCAATAGATAACTGAATTTTTTCTTCGATAGCAGTTTCAATGGCCTGTACTGACTCTTCGGTCAACACCTCTTCTGCTTGTTCAGGTAATGCTTTTTCTTTATTCATGTTTTAAAAAAGTGGTTTATCGGTAGCGCTGTTGATTTTTTTTGTTAATTTATCTTCAATGACGCTCTTTAAATATTTATGTGCCTTAGCATAATTTTTGCTAGAAAGTTGATGAATAAACTTAGCAATTTTAATTTTTTGTTTAGCCATAATAGTATTTATTATATTGATGTAATAAAGCTAAGGATTCTGTCACGTAAAAAGGCGTCTGCTTCTTTTTTCGGTAACCTGTGTAGTGACTTTTCAAAATTTTCGTACACTTCTTCGTACTTATTATCATCAACAAGTACCCATTGTTTAGATTCTAGTATGCCATTTACAAAAGCTTTAGGATAGGAAGGATCGGCTACACAATCAATAGCTACTAATTTCATATTTTTAACAACATTATGTTCATTGCTTTCTTCTAAGGTACCTAAAGCACGGGACGACATGCCAACTTTTACACCATCATTAATTAGCGATCTAACTATCTGACCACACGGTGTAGATAAAACTTTTGACTTTCCATAAAACACATTCCCATCCTGAGTTAACTCGGTTACTATGTGACAGGCTCTTTCAAGGTCAACATCAGCAGTTGTAGGGTGATTAAGCTCACCCATGGCTCGGCCCGGGGTTATCATTTCTTCGTTATAACGCTTGGCTTCCCTTACTAATTCATCTAAAGGGTATAAACGCTTATTACGATTTACACCCTCAGCCATCATATATGGGCCTTTTATATATAAATTTGCCGGAGCATTTCTATCTACTTCTTCTTCAATATATTCGAACTCGTCCTCTATGTCAGGTTTTTCTACAACCAAGTTAAGTTTTAAAGCCATACAATTATTTATTCATTTGGTATTATTAAGCTCTTTTTCCGTTAAAATAATAAAAACGTACCCCTTTTTCTTACCATATTCTTTAGCTGCTTCCCATTTAGCCTGGTTGGTTATATACATTTTTTGTTCATATAGCAAATGTCGGCGCTTCTTGTATTTAGTAGTTGGAAGTTGCGTCTGTTTAAACGGTTTTATTTCAACTAAATATTTTTTAATCTGCTCTCCTTCTCTAATTACTATAAAATTGTCTACAAAGTACCTATGCATTCTATTGTCAACAGGGCTCTTATAAGGAACAACAACGTTCTCACTTCCCCATTCTAAAACATTAGGGTTATTATCACAGAATCTAAAAAACTTCAACTCTAATCCCGATCTATAAGTAGCAGTACTTCCTATAAATTTATCTTGATGCGTTGGGGTAAATATACCTTGTCGCCACTTTCTCATTACCCTACAAAGAACATAGGAGGTTCTGTATCACCAAAACCAGGTGATGCGCCATCTAATAGTTTAGCCTCTAGTTCTGCTTTTCTAGTTTGTCCTTCTGTTAATAGGTCGTAGTTTAAAGCACCGCCACCTAATAAACTAACGTTACCAAATTTACCCCTTATACGGCCTATAGTTATCATCGATAGAGCTAAACTATATTCATATATCCACTGCTCCATAATTACACTTCTAATTGGCTTTTCTAAGTAACATGCTAATACACCGTAAAATCTATCACCACCCGGTTGCGGATACATTTGCATGTATTGGGTTCGGGGGTCAAATTTTATGTCTCTTCTGGTAGCTAACATTTTTTCACGTGTATCCAGCCATTCTTTAAGTGTATACCATGATACAAGATCAAATCCGTAATTACCTAACGCATAACTAAAATATGTTTGTTGAGCTAAAGTTTGTTCTAATGTAAATAAAGTATTAATTCCGGCTGTTGATCCTTCTTCAAAATCGACAACATCAACTACCTTTCTATAATCCATAACATCGTAATCAAATACATTTTGATATTCTGTAGCATTAGAGGCAGATCCTTCTTTTGTTATAGTGTGCCGCGGGGTTTTGGTAAATAACCCAGTTAGTGATTGACCTATTAAATTACCGGATGTATATTTTAGAGCCGTAATAGTGGATATAAGTGTATGATCAAATAGTTCAAATTCAGCTATACCATTTTCACCGCCAGAGAGTGGAGTGAAGGTACCAGATAAAGAACCGGATAATACTGCAGTGTCTCCTGTGTAAACCGGATACTTAGTTTCATAAAAATTACCAGATAATATTGCAGAAGTACTAACATAAACTGACTCAGGCGTATTGCCTATAAATTCAGGCCCTGGGCCGCGGGGGTTGGTCCCAGCGAGTTTTTTAGCATTTGTATCTAGACCTGTATTTGCTAAAGTATAAAGTAAATCTAATCTTATACCTTTATTAGTTTCATACATGTCAGAATCAAAAATTAAAAACTCTCTAGTAAATCCTGCGTATTTGGTAAAGTATTCTACAGCAATTTGTATGTTTTCTCTAAGTTGATCAGTATGAATCTCTAAACTTATTACTGGATATCCTAATGTTCTCTTTATTCTATCCCCCAGTCTATCATATGTTTCGACCTTTGAATTAAGGTTAGTTGATAAGAACGCAGAAAGAGGTTGAATTGTGCATGCAAGTGCCATAAAATTATTTATTCTGGCATAAATAATAATATGCCAGAAGCTCCAACTAGTAACAGTGATTATAATTATTTTAACAACAACCAGTGTAGGTCGTTCGGAATGGGGTTAGCAGCAACCACGTTAACTAGGCTTTCAGGTACTGATGTTGCAGCTCCGTTTGTTGGTCAGGAGTGTTCGGAAGCTATTATTATAAACTCTACAGGAGGTATACTCTGGTTATATGATAATAATTATTCCCTTGAAGAACACGCATTAAAAATTGTCGATGGGGCCACGTTTACAGTTAGAGGTCTTACAAATGTAAACCAGGTATCAGCATATGCTGCATCCGCTGGTGCAGTATATTACAGGACGCAATACTTTAGCTATAACCCGAGTAGGTAAATTAAGCTATAGGTTCTTCCCCGGCTGGTTCTTCAACTTCAGCTGCTACCTCTACCTCTTC